TCCATGTCGCCAGCGTCGGACAGCGACGCGCGGCCGAACGACACTCTGAATACCCGGTCGCCGTCCCGCGTGTCGATGGCGATCGCGTACAGGTGGCTCGGCGCGTCGGATCGTAGCTCCATGTCGAACGATCCGTCGGTGCCCTCGGTCGGCGGGTCGGCGTCGAAATACAGCGCGAGCGTCCGCGGGTTGAGCTGCCACATCACAAACTGCAAGGTGAGCTGCCGCCCGGTGATAACCGACCGGATCGGGACGCGGGACTGCCACGGCGTGAGATCTTCGCTATCGGTCGATACGCCGATCGTCGGGCCGTCCTCGGATAGGTAACCGAGCAGATCCCATCCGGCCTCGTCGGCGAAGTCATCCGAGGTCGCGTCGGGCGGTTCGGTGCCCGCCTCGGCGATCCAGATTCCGGGGCCGTTCGCCGTCCCGACTTGAACCTCTGTCGGGTTGAGCGCTTGCGCGGGGGGAGTCGGTGGCATCGGGTCTAACCTCCTGGTTTCACTGCCGGACGCGGGCCGGGTGGGCCGTGATCGCGTACCGGGCGACGTACCGCGGGGCGCCCTGATCGGGGAACCAGAATGGGCCCTCGATGACGTCCACGCGGGCGATGACGCCGCCGTGCCATTCGGCCCACGGCAACGCGCAAATGAGGCGCCGCGCAGCGTCGGCCCTCGCCGACGCCGACGCGCGGTTATGCGCCCTGATATCGACTTGGATGCTCACGGTCGTGAGCCAGCCGGGCGGGTCGCCCCGGCTCGCGGTGTATGACCACGTGATGACGCCGCCAAGCGGCTTGATCGCCGCGTAGGCGAGGGCCTCGACGTCGGGCGCCGGGTAGCCGAGCACGGGATCGGCGCCGAGCGGCAGCTCGACCGCGGGGCCGCTCACAACAGCGTTTTCTGATTGCGGATGATCTCGGCCTGGACCTCGGGCGGCAGCCCGTCGAACCACGCGGCATAAGCGCGGTAGTGACGCACGATCGCCCGCCATAGGCCGCGCATCACGCGCCGCCTAGCGCCCGGCCGAGCATCGCCCGGGGCCTCATCTTGCTAGTCCCGTACTCGACGTAACCCGCGTACCGGACCCCGTTAGAGACCGCGTAATGCCCGTCGCCGACGCGGGCCACCCGCCAGCCCGCCCGCAGGGCGCCGGTCAGCACGGGCGTATAACCCGCAACGTCGCCCTTGAACCGCTCGGCGATCTCGCCGATACCGGGGTCGACCTCGCGCATGGGCGCCTGCGGGTCGGTGACCCTAAACCCGGCCATCATGCGATCCCGAGCACGCGGTGATCATGTTCGTAGCGCTCGATTTCGACGTCGAGGCGGGGGATAGCCGGGGCGCCGTAGGGGGCGCCCATCCCGCTGTCGGCGACCGGGAGCGACCCGAGCGGCAGCGGGCGGGCCGCCGCCGCGCGGGCGCACCGTCGGAACATCGCGAGTTTCAGCTCGGCCGGGTACGGATCCGGTATCGCGCAGTCGCTCGCCTGTACCGCCGTCTCCGCGGCGAGGATGTCGGCGAGCTGGTCGTCGGGCAGCTCGAAATCCGAGATGCCGACCCACTGCCGCACCTCATCGAGCGTCGGCGGCCCGCTCATCGCTACTTACGGGCCGATGCCGTGCCGGGTCCGGGGGGGCCTTGCGGGCCTTGCGGTCCGGGGGGACCTTCCGGGCCGACCCCGGTTAGGTTCGCCGGGGGCACGGTGCCCGCGCACTTGACCAGGCACGCCGCGTTGGACACTACGACCTTCCCGCGGGCCTCGGCCAGTAGGACCAACTTGTTCTGAAGGAAGAACTCGGCGTGAGAGTCGGTCATCATGACCGAGACCTGATTGCGGTCGAAAAACGTCATGCCCTCGGCAAAGTCGCCGACATAGGCAGTCCCGCGCGGGATCTGCGGCACGGCGACCGCGCGCAGCCCCCAAAAGACCGTCGAGACGTTCGCGCCGTCCCGGCTAACCGGGAGGATCGTCATATCGAGCGCGGCCCAGTCGAGCGCGTTGAGCAGCACCGCGTTAGCGGAGTAACCCGCCTCATCGACCATGCCGAGCCCGACGCGCAGCGACTCGAGCAGCACGCTAGCCCCGGTCCCGTAGGTCGGTATGTTCGCGTCGGCGGCCAGGGCGACCGCGGCCTCGGCGTTGATCTTGCGGATGACGCCGCGGCGTAGCTGCGTGTCTACGATCGTCCGCACCATCGGCACGTCATCGAGGGCCTGCCGGGTAATCCCCTTCCACCATGCGTAGGTGGACATCGGGACGGCGAGCAACACGCCCTGAATCGGGGCCTCGGGCTTGAGCGCGCCCTCGGCGACCTCGCCCGCCATGCCGGTTTCGGGCTGCCAGTAGTAATACTCGACCGAGCCCATAGTCGTAGGCACGACGCCCACGACGTCGAACAGCGGCACCCGCAGGGCCGGATCCCGGGGGCCGCTCCAATACTGCGGCGGCGTCCCGATGCCGGTCGTGATGTCGGCCCGCTCCTCGAGGAATTCGCCCTCGATCTTGTACGGCTGGCTTGAGCCGTGCCCGCTGTACGCCTTGAACTGTTCCGACTCGACAAAGCGAGTCCCCCACGATGCCCGCTCCTCGGGCGGCGCGGGGGGCGCGGCGTGCTCGCGGTCCCGGGCCGCGGCGGCCCTCGCCTCGGCCTCGGCGTGCGCGCCGTAGATCTCGACAAACTTCGCCGAGCCCGCCTCGGCGTCGGTAAGCCGCTTGATCTCGGCGTCGAGGAACGCGAGCCGCCCGACGATCGAGTCAAACGTCTTGCGCTCATCCTCGGTCAGGTCCCGCTTATCCGCGGCGGCGGTCGACTGTAGGTTCTCGATGACCGCGGCTTGTGAGGTCCGTTCCTCGATCTTGGATTTCAGGTAAACGTTCGTAGACACTGCGCCTCCCGGCGTCGCTTTGATTGCGATATCGCCGGGTCAGTGCTGGTCACGGCGAGCGGCGCGCGGATCCGTGCGGGGCGCGCGGCGCCGAGGGGCCGGGGCGGGTCAGTGCTGGTCGCACCTCGGCCGGGGGACGGGCGGGCGGGTCAGTGCTGGTCGCGCTCGCCGTCGTGCACCATTCTGGCCATATCCGCCGCTGACACGCAAGCATCGGCGAGGGCCGGGTCGTAGGTCACGGCGAGCAACGCGGCGACGTCGGCGGTCCGCACCTCGAGCAGGCGGGGCGCGTCGTAGGCGGGGGTCGACTCGGCCCTCGACAGTAGCGCGACGTGATGTAGCGCCGCCTCGGTGATCTCGCGCACGCCCTCGACGGTCCGCTCGGCGATGGGCTGAAACCCGACGGATCCCGCGTTGATCTCGCCGTCACGCGCCCGGGTGAACACCTCCCACGCTTCGGGCGTGTCGTAGAACTTGAGCACGGCGAGTAGCTCGGCGTCGGCCGAGGTGTCCCACGCGACCGGCCGGGCGATCGCCGGGGCGCGCAGCGTGCCGGTCCCCGCCGTGTGCCGGTCGGTAAACGGGATCCGGTCGGCCCGCGCGGTAACCGAGCGGGTGAACGCGCCCGGCGCGAACCGCTCCGGGCGCGGGGTCCTGGTCGAGGTCTCGCCGTAGCGGCATACGAGCATGACCGCGCGGCGCTGCGCCTCCTCGACCGACCGCACCTCGAGCGGGATCGTGATCTGTTCGGCGGTCATCGGTCAGTCCTCCTCGCGCATCGGCGGTAGGTCTTCCATCTCGCGTACCTCATCGACCGTGAGGAATTTCGCGTCGAGCCCGATTTTGTGCGCGGCGTAGCGGGTCGCCGTGTCGGCCCGGCGCAATGAGTCGAGATTGATCTTGAGCGACGTCCCCCGGGCAAACTCGGCGTCGAGGGCCGACTCGGCCCGCCGTGACCACGGCAACAGCGAAAACTGCGCGAACTCGATCAGCCGCGACTCGACGTTCGCGTAGGTCGAGCGGTCCCCGGCCAGCCCGAGCATGTACGGCGGTATCCCGAAAATCATCGCTATGTCGAGCGTCGTATAGTCGCGCATCTGCGCGAGCTGCATCGCCTGCGGGTCGAGCTGGAGCGGGTGAAACTCGGTCGTGGCGTTGAGCACGGCGATTTTCTTGAGCGTCCCGCCGTGACCGCGCATCCAGTCGGCTTGCACCTCGCGGGCCTTGTCCCGGGTGAGCTGAGGCGCGTTGACCTTGAGATACCCGTTCGGGATCCCCCTGCGGAGCATGTTGTACGCGAACCCGCGCACCTCGCCCGCGAGGTCGAGGTCGAGGAAATGCGCCCGCAGCACGCCGACGCCGCGCGGCCCGTGCCGCACTAGCCCCCGGATCACGATCAGCTCGCCGGGCTTGAATCGGTAGCCCTCGCCGCCGTGCGCCGGGGGGATCACGTACTCGCCGCCGTCGATGTCGAGGTCGGCCGGGTTGAGCTGCCAGAGCGGCGGCGCCGGGCTGCCGTCATCGTTGCGGGTCGGGACGTAGATCACGCCCTCGCCCTCCCAGAGCATCGACGTCAGAGTCCATGACCAGAATTCCATCGCCGACCGGCGCCACTCGGGCACCGGACCCGCGGCGATGCGCAGGTCCCGGCGCTTAGCCTGCGGGTCGGTGATCCAGTCCGGCGCCGGTAGCCGGTATCGGTCCCGCATCACCCGCCACGGCATCCCGGCGAGCGTGTCGGCCAGCAGCGACGTGCACCGGGTGACCGCGGCCGGGAGTCCCTTGCCCGTGGTCGCG